AAGTTCTTCAGATACTACTATGATGCATATCAAGAACTTGATCGCACTTACCGGGTGAAAGCTAGGGCTGCATGCGAGACCACTTACGGACAAGCACGTATCCTGGCTGACTTCGATAGGTGGGCACAAGACAACCATCTGCCACCCATAAGTCACAGAATCAAGCGCATCGATAACAAGGATAACAAGAACCTGCGAATAGAGAGAACCGAGACCATCATCGAGACAGCCAAAGTGCTCTTCCCGGAGGGACAGGATACACCTACCTTGATCAGTCAGTTCCTTACCTATCCTGATGGCTATATCGATGGTTGTGATGCTTTGGCGGGATGCCTGGAACGCTTCTCCGAATACGATATCGGCAGGAATAGAGTGAAAGTCCGGAGGTTCAGTTTTTGATGCACTTGACAGATTTAAACATTATACCTCGGTTGCATTTGTGGAGGATCAAATGAAACATGAATTAGATAAGCAAGATGCGACAAGATTTTTCGCATTAATGACAATGCAGACTGATTTCACCATTACGGCTTGCATCTGGAGGGCATATCAGGATTTCTGCCGGACACTACACGGAATGAGATCTGCATATGGAACTGATCAGGCAAAGAATCAAGCAGAATCAATCATCGAAACCATGCTTAATCAATGCATATCGGTAAAACTTGAGGTTGATGATTTCGACAATCTTCACAGAATTACCTGTCACCAGATAAAAGAGATGTTCGAATCAATTGTATCATTTCGTATAGGTCAGTCTCAAAAATGGGTAAATATGTCATTGAAATATATGTACTATTTGCACTTGGCTAACCTGCTTGTGACTCCATCTCCTTATGAAAGATCAGTTCTGGATTATAATGCAAGATGGTTTCATATGCCAGTTGATAACATTGTATTAGAAGATTTTAGAATTGGAAGCATATACAGACAGAATGTCAGGACTGCATTACCTTGGAGTCGTACTGACAGCTATGATGACTATCTGCGATTCCAAGTAGCTTTAAGGAGTCATTTCACTGCGCCACTTCTAGTAGTTGAAAATGAAGTTTGAAGGCAATAGATTACGTCGGTTAACTACTATGAACAACTCATGCTGGAGTACTACCGGGTCCTAAACAATGCCTGGAAGACCGAGATCAAGGATGCAGCCAGGCTCGCCATCCAGATGCTTAGTGACATGCCACGAGCCGAGAAGCTCAACCAGAGCTCAATAGATAAGCTTATGGGCATCATCAATACTCAACTGGGAGATGACTTCGCAGCCCTTGTTAATGAGCCCACCAAAGCGATTATTGATCGCTGTGTGCGGCTCGGACTGCGAGACACGCAAGTGCAAGCGCCTACCAAGACCAGCATCGGGCTTTGGGGCATCGAAGATCAGCATCTCTCCTCCACCATCCAAAAGCAGCAGTTGTTCTGGATCGGCAATCACTTTGAGGCTGATGTCCGCCAGAACTTCGCAGAGACCCTCTCCAAAGCCATTGAACAAGGTTATACCAAAGAGATGCTCGCAGATACCCTCAAAGACCAGTTCAATGATCTCGCCAACCGCTCATCCCATTACTGGCAGGGACTTGCAGAACACACTGCTCTCAGAATCAGGGAGTTCGGAAGGCTGCACGGATACAAGAAAGCCAAAGCAAGATACTACAAGCTCGTGGTGATCCTGGATGACCGCACCAGCGACATCTGCCGGGCTCTGGCTGCCCAGGATAAGATTTATCCCCTGAACGATGCCCTGGAAGTGATGGATAACCTGATGGCTCTGGATACAAAGTCCAACAGCCTGGATGATGCCCGAGAATACATCAAAGCCCTTGCTCCCTGGGTCAAGGACGATCAGATCGAATATGACTCAGAGATGAACCCAGTCAGTGTCTCAGGAGCGCATACTCCGTTTCCGCCTTTTCATTGGAAATGCAGGACTACTACTATCATAACTGATCCTAACTGAAACAGATCAATCATCTGAACATAAGCCCAGAACATCATCTGCGGAAAACTCAGTCTTTATAAACTCAACAATCTTCTCGACAACATCGTGAGCATCAGGCCCTGCTGCTGTTAATGTAACGCAATCATCATGATACAAAACTCCCAAAAAAGTAAAAAGGGCGAAAAAGCTCTTCAAGTTTATCAAGCAATCTGAGTTGTTTACTTCAAGCATTAAATCACAATCGAAATTCTCGACGAAATGTGATAACATTACACATGGCGAACCATGCATTCTAATACAATATCCCTCTTTGCTAAACTTAAATACAGCATTAGTTCGATATTGAATTTCAGCAGAATTAACTCCGCATTGGATGAGAGATTTGTCAATATGAACATCCCCATAAGGTGTCCTGATGATCTTCTTTTTACCCATCTATATCAGTCTTGAACGCTAAACTCAGCAAACAATTCTCTTCTAGCATTGCTTATACCCTCAGTAATGTCAATGTAGGCAATACCGTACAAATCTGATGGAATCTCAGTATTTCCCTTATTTAAGACAATTACTCTGCCACTATGTCTCTGCAGTTTAGCATAGAAATATCCTAATTCGAAAATTACGTTTTGTCTCGCTCTGTAGCCATTTGATAATGGTTGGAAATCATCAGGTGTAATAAGCACAAATACTACATCAATCATTTGTGCCGCATCCTCGAATTTTTCGATGATAGTTCTCCCTTGGTTCGGAAGTTCTCTAAGGATAACTGGTGCTGGCCATTTCAATTCAAGCGTAATAAAATCACTAACTTGCTTGACTGCTAAATCGTCATGTCCATGAACAATAAATGACTTAGGGCTATACTTCTTTGATCTCCCATTATTTATTTGCTCAATAAGCCTTAAAGCATCATCGCAACAACGGTTAAAAAACAGTGATTTATCGATGTAGTAACCACCATTTCTATGGAACCATTCTTTCACCTCAGACGATACTGACATAGACATACCTACCACTCTCATTCTAGGGTACAACTGCCTAATCTTCCTAGCTAAATCTAGTCCTCGACGATAATCTACATCCGATTTCCGGTAAATGCGTTTACTCATTCTAGGCAGAAAGATGTCTATTAGTACAGTAGATATTGACAAGCTATCATCTGCCAGAATGTTAAGAGCCTCATCCATATCAAGGGCAATATATGACAGAATGTTGCGCTCAGTTAACCTGTCTTTGATATGCACAACAGTCCTTGAATCATCGTCCACGATTAAAATTGCACGTTTCTTCATAATTCCTCATGTACAATTAAAAAGGTTCTAGTCCCCGTATTGAGTATAACCGCTTTAACCATAACTCGAAATTAGTGCCAAGCTCATTCTCTGAGTTTTGGTGGATAGTTACATCCGCTCCATTCAGAGGGGCGAGAATGTGATAAAGCTCTATCTATGACTTCTGATAGTGTATGGCTGTTGTCAATCTGCCAAACACTTTCCAGATATCTGGAGAACGACATCCGTCTTCCTTCAAAACGGGGCATCGGGTAGTTTAAATCCTCTTGAAGTGAGATCCAAAGAATTGAATGGAATAGCTCTTCGAATGTGAGATCGAATCTATTCCCATCTTTATTGTAAGTTTTCCCTAGTCGTATGTGAGTTTTCTGTGCTTCGTTAATCAGCTGTTCGGATACTTTACTATGCTGATAAACATGGTTATATCGTACTGACACTCCACTCGTACCATGATGATAGAGATCATTCAAGATTGTAATCATATCTGGTTTTAAAGAGGGATTGTAAAGACACTTACTACACAAATCCATGATTATATTAACATGAGACAAAGTTGTTTGGAAGGCATCTTCCCGGGGTAGCATCAAATCAACTCTGTAGTCATAAGTGTACCCTCCAAAACGACTAGGAGCAGATTTGTATCCTGGGAAATAGATGATAATTGAAGAACCGTTTGATAGCTTCTCAACAACAAACGACTGTGTATGCCTTTCTCCTTTTTCGGCTCGCCTTACATGATCCAACTTGTTGAATATATCCAAGATTCTTGCTTTAGCCTCTGAGTGTTTCATAAATGCTCTCCACTTAGCCTGTTTATCGTTATTTTTAAGTAATTCTCGTCATTGTCTATGCCTATGTATCTCCTGTTCAACTTGAACGCAGCTATCCCAGTCGTTCCACTGCCATTGAAAGGATCAACAACAAGATCATTCTCTTTAGATGAGGATAAAAGTATTCTTTCAAGCAGCGCTAACGGCTTTTGAGTAGGGTGTTTTCCACACCTCTTTTCGTTAACTGAGGGGGGTGGGATTGACCAGACACTTCTCATCTGCTTATCTGTAACCTTCAACTTATCTGAATGCCATGGTCCCATCTTCATTAACTGGTAGTCAAAGTACTGATTACACAACTTATCTTTGATTGCCCAAACAAGAGTCTCGTGCGATGCAGTAAAGCACTTTCTTGAAAGATTTGGTGCTGCATTAGGTTTATACCAGCATATATCGTTTATTATTCTGAAGTCTTGGTGTAGTAGTTCATAACCACAGATGTATATAGAATGGTATGTTCCACTTATCCATATCGTTCCAGCAGGTTTTAAGATACGCCTACATTCGTGTATCCATTGTCGATTGAATTCGACTCTTGATTTAAAATCACCGATTTCATCCCAGTCACCCTTTTTGACACTAACCATTTTTCCATTTTGACAAGTTATTGACCCATCAGATAAAAAATAGGGAGGATCTGCGAATACTAGGTCAACTGAATCATCTCCGATTGCATGTAACTGAGATATACAATCACCCAAGTAAAGAGTAAAACCGTTTTTTTCGTAATAAGGCTTAATCATAGGTTGTTCTCTATGATATACTTAAGTATCCCATCATAAATCATTTTGATATTTAGAATATAATCAAGCTTGTCGAATGCCTCTCTCAACGGCTTTTGCGTTGAGATCCATCCATAACCATCTGTAATCCAAACAAAGTGATAATTCTGCGCTTTCCAAAAGTCAAATACGCCCTTGTACTCGCCAGCGGTTGCCTTCAGTTTAGAACCGACTCCACTGTAATAGTTTACCTCGATGAGATATAGTTGATCGTCTTTTTTGACAATGAAGTCAACTTCTCTTTCTGTTTTATCCACAGCGAGTTTTATGCCCCATTCACGGAAAACCTTAGACGATGATGCCTGTGCTAAGTATTTTGCCCCAATGTGGCTGCAAAGCTGTTGAATGTGATACTCCATCATATCCTGCATAGCAGTTCCCGATCTGTTTTTTCTTCCATTAGATCCCAACCCAACTTCTATGCCGAACACATAATCGACAAGACTCTTAATCTTGTTGCCCTTTAGCAAAGCTAGTATCCCAGATCCCCTTGCAAACTCTAAAGCTTGGTCTTCATCCATTGAGCAGAAGTTAAACTCATTATAACTAACATCCTTATCATCGAATCGAGTCATTATAGTAAACTTTGAATCCCTACATGCAACCAAGATAGGGAGTACATTCTTTATACTTGGATATTCCATGATAAGCTTAGAAAACTCCTCCTCTATGTTATCCTTGCCAAGGAGGTAATTCATAAGATTCAAGTTCACTTCAATCGAGCGTATGTTGTTTTCTGCTTTTGTCCAATCTACGAGATATGACCAATTATTTACGGTAGGGGCTAAATACTTGATAAGGTAGCCGAAGACTGCATCTGCGTCATCCAGCCCAAGATTTGTATAGATAGGTAGTAGAATCACTATCTCCTCCAATTGATAGATTGAAAAATAGAAAATAGATCATTAGTGTTAGCAGAAAGAGTTTGTAGCATACCTTGGAAAAGAACTCCGTCGGGGTAATTCGTTCTTTCCTGATACATCAACATTGTGGCCAAAAAAAATAGAAACCTGACTGAGTAGAAACCGTAGTTAAGAATGCTCGGGAACTTAGTTTCGTCGATGATTTGTTGATAGAGAATGGGAATACTTATCAGCTTGGTCATCCTGTCAGCATCATCTTGAAATGGCTTAATATAATCTTCCCAGACCATCAATAAGGTTTCGATGAATAACTTAGTTTGCGATGCATCCTCGAATCTTTTTACTAGCACATCCACAAGCCAATGGTTATGACTGGGAGTTCTTATATTTGACCAATTATTCGGATTCGAATTGTAATCGATTACTTGTCTGTATTTAACTATGATATCCCATGGGCTTTCTCTCTTGTTACCTTGATATGCACACAATAGAAATCTACTATCAATGTTGTGTATCATTAGCGGAAACACAGACTTGTGCGAAATGCCGAAGTGTTTTTGCGACAAAAGGGGGGTGTTGGTTAAAACTTGGGGATTGATTATCATTTTATTGACTAATAATTGGTTATGAGGAGTTCCGTTATGCTTCCGCGTTTACTAGCGTTTGAGTTTATCATTCTTTTTGCGTTGATTCGAGAAATCGAATAATCCGCATACAGTTTATCAAAGAAATCGTCACCTGGATCAGTTACTTTGGGGTCTGAGTTCGATAGCATTTGGGAGGCACCATAGCTATTAACTCGTTTGAAGAAATCAGCTAGACGAATCTGATCTTCATCGGTAAATCCGTCCTTGGAATACGAGTTAAAACTCGAAGTCAGGCTTAATGGACGATATGGTGGATCGTAGTATATGAATGATTCTGATGTAACAAATTCCTCGACCACCGAGAATTCTCCGAGCAAAATAGTCGTCCCTTGTAAAGCTCTATTCGCTGTTTTCAGTATCTCAGGCTGACTAATGGGTGGGTTTTTGTAACTACCCTGAGGGACGTTAAAATGCCCCTTACTATTCTGCCTGAATAATCCATTGAAGCAAGTCTTGTTTAAAAATATCATATCCGCTGCATGGTCAATCCATGTCAGTGAGTATTCATAAGGGTTTATGACTCGTTTCCTGTTGTTAAAGCTGTCTCTTACCGAATAATACATGGTAGATCTATCGTTGGCTTCAGCCTTATGGTATTCTGTCTCCATAAATACCAGTTTCTGTATCAAACTATCCACGTCCTTTTGGACTACGCAATAAGTGAGAATCAGATCTGGGTTGATATCCGCGATATATGATTTCCCAATCTCATAGGCAGATTGTAGATAGAAATATAACGCTCCTCCCCCAATGAAAGGCTCAATATATACTGGTATCCTCCTTGAGGTTTTGTACTTAGAAGGAAGTAACCGTTCAATCTCTTGTATCAATTGACTTTTACCGCCAGCCCATTTTAGAAATGGTTTTGCAGCTGCATCGAAAATCTCTATCTGCGAACTTCTATGTTTCGAGGTCATTCTTTCTCCGTTCCATATTACGTCTTTGTTCCACTCACAGGTTGTGCCGTATGAAGTCAAGGCAAACGTAGAATTGTCGCATCTATTTCGCATACTTTATCTTTAGAGCTCTATATGGCTCGTAACCTAGTGTTCGGAGGATATATTTACAATGAGATAACACTGCTCCTGACGATAGATTCCCCTGTGCATAATAGCCATCGTTGAGTTTCAAAACATGCTTGAAAATATTCTTGTCTTTAGTCACATTATAAGGGTGAGGAATATCTAATGAAACTATTCTGTTAAGCAGGTCATCATATACTATCTTCTTAATATCAATCCAGTTACTTGTCTTGTGCCATTTATCAATAACCCACACACTTTCTGGTTTATTGCTTGATTTGACATTTCCCCCACCCTTATTGATTTCTGGATAGACAGGTCTGATATCCCGATCCCAGTAACATTCAATATCTTTCAATGAGATCTGCTCACCTTTATCTGCTAGGAACATCTGCGCAATCTCGTACTGGTTGTTTTGTGGATACTTATCGGCAATCTCTTGATAATGTGATTTTCCGTATATTACTATATTGCATAACTTGATTTTCTGTAGTTCAATTTTTGCTTTCGAAAGCGATTTATATGGGAACATCTCTCTCAGAAGATACGTACGGAAGCCTTTTATGATACTCTTTTGAGATGAATTTAGTAGATCGATTGTTAGAAAAAGCTTCTGCGATAAATCCCCCGTACCAGATGTATAATCGAAAAATAACCAGAAGCGGCCATCAGTAAGTATAGTAATCGATGCTGTTTTGGGAGAGTTATAATCATCTAGTTGCTTCAACCATTTATCAATGTTCTTTCTCGATAGAGTCCCCAATCTCTTTATCTCTATGTAAACGCTAGGTATTGGGTTATCTATCTCATTGCTGAAAAGAACTATATCAATTCTCGCTTTCTTTCCATCTTTATTAACGGGATACTCAGAATTGAAAATCTTAGGATTCCATATATCCCAACCCAAGCACAAGCATAATCTGGCAATAAGTGATAATCGAATATGTTCCTCATTGCTATATACTTTCTTGCGAAGTCTTTCTTGTATACTAGATAGGGTCACATGGATATCTTCAGACATTTTTCATCCTCATCATACTTACTTTTTGCAACCATATTTCATATACTCAAAATGTCAATCATTAAATCTGTCGCATCGTTATGCATCCTGATTTGTCAGCATACAGGGGAGTGCTTTCCTGGCTCTGGATCAATGATCACATCTGGAACAAGGAGATAGCATGACCGAAGCGTTGATGAACCGAATCAAAGCTCAGTTAGTCAGACATGAGGGTCTGCGACTGAAGCCATACCGTTGCACAGCAGGCAAACTGACCATCGGTATCGGCCGCAATCTCGATGACCGAGGCATCTCCCAGAAAGAAGCCTATGCTATGCTGGAGCGAGATATCCAGGACTGCGAGCAGTGGCTGATCAATGAGATACCTGAGGTTTACAATAAGCTCGATGAGGTCCGCCAGTCGGTGCTGCTCAATATGTGCTTCAACCTCGGTATCAAGGGTCTTTTAAGCTTCAACAACACCTTGGTTTTTATCGGTGCCGGAGACTGGGAACGAGCCGCCAACGGCATGCTGGCCTCCAAGTGGGCGAAGCAGGTGGGAATGAGAGCAATAGAGCTTTCCGAACTGATGAGGAAGGGTAAGTGATACCTATCCCAGTCGAGACAGATGCCATGCTCGCCATTCTTAACCTGCCCAAGGAGATGGCTAACAATGGCATCTTCAAGGAGCATCAGGGACTGGTTCTGGAGATGATTCACTCACTGGTTCTGCAGGAACACTATGATCATGCAACTCACGATGACTTGCCGGAAGAAGAGCCACTTCTCGTTTCTTTTCGTTTTGGGTTCTGTTTCCTGATGCTGCACAGTACTTGTGAGTTTCTCAATTTGAAGACCCTGGGCGAGGGAATAGTCAAGACCGTAGGATTAGACCAGTCGGCTACCGAACTGCTCACAGGGAGCGAAATAGACGCCTTTAAGGCCAACCTTGAACTGAGAGCACTGACCGTTTTGAGTTCTTATCTCAATCAAGCTGGTCTGGATCGCTTGAACGAACTCAAGCCCAGACAGCCTCGCCTGATCCGGGTGGGGGTGATCTGATGCCCGAACGTGACTTTACTTCTCCGGATGAGCTGATGATCGAGATCTATAAGGCTATATATGCCGCTCTGGAGAGTCGCTTGCACCTGATCGGTTCGGTGATCGATGCCGAGTCCCGCAAGGAGATACTGGCACAGCAGATCTATGACAAGGGTGACTTCTACGGCAATACCGGCTATCTGCTCCAGACCACCGATACTGCCATGATCCTGAGAGTGGGCTCGAACGTTCGTCACGAGCCTTTCGTTTTGGGCGGTAAAGTGCCTTCCTGGACTCCGATCGCTCCATTAATTAGCTGGGTCGAACGCAAGCGCCTGTCTTGGACTGATAAAGATACAGGTAAAGCTCTGACCGTAGCCGAGATCGCCTATCTCATCCGGGGCAAGATCAAGCGGGAAGGCATCGCTGCCCGTAATGTGTTCGCATCTGTAATCGCCAACCGGGAGCAGTGGATATATCAGCAGTTGAATGATATCGAGGTGAGCCTGTGACCTCAGTTGAGAAGTTCCAAGCCGAACGTAGCCGCATCTCTGAGTCATTGAAACTGGCAGGTGTAGCTGAGATTTTATACAATAAGGACAACATCCCCAAGAACCTGCCCTGTGCTATCCTGATCCTCGATTCCGAGTCAGGCAAGAACGGCACATCCCGTCAGTTTGTGAGTACCGACATTGCCTGGACGGTCTTCCTGATCGTCAATGCTCAGAACATATCCGATCCGGACTCTGAGCTTTACTCGCTCAAGGAGAAGTTCCGGAGTTTCTATCTCAAGCTGATGAACCGGGACCTGCCCAGTGTGGAATACTATACTAGCCGCATCGAGGGCACCAGATTGGTCAGGATAGCCAAGATCGACCTGTTGAAAAGCGGCACCGGAGCGGGATCATGAGAGTGATGCGATTAGGTGCCTATAACCTGGCGATCAGTTCCGCATCCGATCTCCTAGAGAGCAAGTATAAGCCAGAACCAATAGATCTATCCAAGTACCAGAGAGTCGGGGAGCGGTTGGTGTCCAAGGCAGCCGAGACCAAGAAAGTGGTTTCTCAGCCTTATTCGATGAGCAATCTGCTCAACCTCCTGGATACCGACGAGTACCATAGTGGGTGCATCGATGCCTTGACTATGGCTACTATCATGCAGTTCGACTGCAAGAACAGCCAGGTCAAGGCCTGGATGGTTGATGCCGAGTTCCCTGCATGCGAAGACCAGACCACCATACTGGGAGAGCTGATGAAGTTCTATCTCGCCTGTGGTAACGGCTTCCTGATCAAGATGCGGAATGCCCAAGGCCAGTGGATGGGGCTGGAACGCATGCTTCCCTCTGAAGTGCAGATCGTGGAGAACTATGATGAGTTCGGCTTCTTCAAGCCCAACTACATCCAGGTCAAGAACAACCAGAAGAAGGACTTCGCCTACGAGGACATCATCCACGTGAAGAAGTCAACCCACAGATCAAACGCCTGGGGCCTGGCCTGCCTGCCCATCGCCATCAACATCGAGATCTTGGGAGAGATCAAGACCTTCGACTACAACAACTTCAAGAACGGTCTCATGATCGACTATTTCGTGATCGTGGAAGGCGGAACTCTCCGAGACGGAACTGTCACTGATGA